CTCCAAGATCATGAATCGCACCCATTAGATTCTGATATTTAATTTGTATTGCTTCTTGTTTACTGATAATGTCTGGTATATAATGCCAACCTTTTTTTGCAAATGAACTCATAGTGTTTTTGATGTATATATTATGTATCTTTAATAGCAACAAACCTAGTCTAATCATGTTTAGGACTTTTGTCAAGTCTTGACAAATTTTTTATTTGTAGTTAAAATACATTTATTGATCTGGTATACTATTTTGGCATTTCAAAGTATTTGGTATTTTAGTGATTTACCAAATAAAATTGTAGAAACTATTGAAGAAGATCTATCAAAGTTTGATAGAGAACTGGGAGATTCTCGATTGATGGGAGATTCTTTGAATAAGGATAAAAGAAATTCAAAGAATGCATGGATTCCAACCACTCATTGGACTGCAGGATTCATTTGGCATTATATTGAAAGAGCAAATCGTGAAAACTTTCTTTATGATATTCGTAATATTGATGGAGAATCTATGCAGTATACTCAGTATGGAGAGGGAGAATTTTATGGATGGCATAATGATGCAGGATTATCATCACAATATAAACCAGTTTCTGTCGGTAATCATCATGAAGGAAGAGCAAATGATTTTGTGAATGAAAATCTTGAATTGGTTAGGAAACTTTCATTTACGGTTCAACTATCTGACTCAGATGAATATGAGGGTGGGAATGTTCAATTCTTAGATGAATCTAACAACAGTTATTTTGCACCTAGAAAAAAAGGGTCGGTAGTTATATTTGATTCTCGGACACAGCATAGGGTGCTAAAAGTAACTAAAGGTGTAAGAAAGTCTTTGGTAGGTTGGGTTGTTGGTCCTCGTTGGAAGTGATGTAAAATGGAAATGTCAATAGAAGATGTCAAATTTCAAGAGAGTTTAAATAGTGGATCGTCAAAAACAAATCATAAACAATTTGATGAGGATGGATATCTTGTAATAAAAAACCTGTGGGATCCTAAAGAACTTTACAGACCAATTCCATCTCAAAGAGGTCAGATTAATTATTGGGGTAAAAGAGAGGATCAGTTTAATTACTTTCCGATGGAAGGACAAGTTGAAGGATCACTTGCCACATACACTCATCCTCAGTATCGTTACATTCATTCTGGTGTTCGTCTCAAACTTGAAAAAATCATAGGTAAAAAATTATATAATACTTATTATTATGATCGATATTATTTTTCTGGTCAGAAATTGACTATACATTGTGATAGACCTGCTTGTGAAATTTCAGTGTCTGTAAATATCAGTACAAATTTAAAAACTCATTGGCCTCTTTGGATTAAAACGCCGGACACTGAAAGTGGTATAGGAGAAAACAGATCTGTTGTTTTAAGTCCTGGTGATGGTATGATATATAAGGGGTGTGAGCGTCCTCATTGGAGAGATCCTATGCCGTATGAAAAAAGATGGGGACTTTTTAAAAAGAAAAATACTTATTATCACCAAGTGTTTTTTCATTATGTTCTTGCTGATGGTGAAAGATCTCATTATGCAAAAGATTTAATTAAGTAGTTTTTATTATTTGAGAGTATTAAATGACTGAAAATTTTGTAAAACTTGCAATAGAAAATGGAGGATCTGTTCATCCGCTCATTATTCCATCGGATAATTTAAAAGGTCCTGCAATCACAAATCCTTCTATTTACAATGACAATGGAAGGATTCTTGTCAATCTTAGAAATATCAACTATACCCTATATCATTCTGAAAAGAATATCTTTGAGCATCCATGGGGACCACTTGTTTATATTCATCCGGAGAATGATCTTCGTCTTCGCACATGGAATGTGGTTGGAGAACTAGATGAGAATATGAGACTCAAATGGCATACCCATATTGACACATCAAAGCATCCAGATAAAGAACTTTGGGAATTTGTTGGTCTTGAAGATGTTCGTATCTTTAGATGGGAAGGAAAACTTTGGACTTGTGGTGTTCGTAGAGATTTGGACACTATTGGTACGGGTCGTATGGAACTATGTGAGATTGAAATTGAGCAGGACGGTAAAGTAAAAGAACTCAGTCAGTATCGTATTCCAACTCCAGGTGATAATAAATCTTATTGTGAAAAGAATTGGATGCCGATTCTTGATATGCCATATCACTTTGTAAAGTGGACTAACGGGACTGAAATTGTAAAATATGATATTGAAACTGGAGAAACAAAACAAGTTGCACTAACTGATTTTAAGTATCTGGGATGTATTGATCTTCGTGGTGGTTCACAAGTTCTTCCTTTTGGGGAACATAGATTTGCTCTTTGTCATGAAACATTTTTGACTAAGAGTCCTGCAGGTAGAAAAGATGGAACATATCGTCATCGATTTGTTGTATGGGATAAAGACTGGAATATCGTAAAGGTATCGCGACGATTTTCTTTCTTGGAAGCGGAGATTGAATTTGCCGTTGGTATGTGTGAATATGAGGACGATTACTTAATCACATTTGGTTTCCAAGATAATGCCGCATATCTTGTTAGGGTTAATCAAGAGTTTGTTAAAAATTATATTTTTGAGGAATGATTTCTTTTAATAATCTTGGACACATGGGACGTTTGGGAAATCAAATGTTTCAGTATGCTGCTTTGAGAGGAATTGCTTCTTATAAAGGATATGAATATTCTATTCCTTCTCATGACATGATGTTAAAGCAGTGCTTTAAAATACCAGAGACTAAAAGTAATAATAATATAAAGTCATATTCCTTCGATGGTATTGATTATAATAAAAATTATGTAAACGATTGTCCCGACAATGTTGATATATCTGGATACTTTCAATCTGAAAAATATTTTCAACACATTAGATCAGAGATACTTAAAGACTTTACTTTTCATGATGATGTTTATAGGTCATGCTCATCATACATGAGTGGGTTGTTTGGTTCTGATAGAGTGATTGGTATTCATGTGAGGAGAACAGATTTTATGACAGATCCTCAATTTTATACGTTAAAACTAGATTATTATAATGAAGCACTTAGACATTTTTATCATAAGAATCCAGTTATGATTGTTAGTGACGATCCACAATGGTGTAAACAAAATTTTACCGATGATAGATTTTTTATATCCTCTTCAAATAATATGTTTGTTGATTTATGCTTACTATCTTTGTGCGATTATCACATAATTGCAAATAGTTCTTTTAGTTGGTGGGGATCGTGGTTAGCAGGGAGTAGCAAAACTATTGCACCAAGACAGTGGTTTTCTTCTACGGGTAAATTTAAAGACTGGTCAACCGACGACCTATATAATCCAGATTGGAGTTTGATTTAATTATGAAATTTAAAGTTAATCAAAGAAATAAAAACACGGTTTCAATTATTACTGCTTGTAAAAATAGAGTAAAAGCATTAAAAGTTTCTTTGGCATCTTGGTTGGTATTTGATGAAGTTAAAGAAGTTATCATTGTTGATTGGAGTTCTGATGAACCAATTAATTACCTAACAAAATTAGATCCAAGAGTTAAAGTAATACGAGTTGATGATAAAGAATATTTTAATCAACCACAACCTTTAAATCTTGCATCCAGTATTGCTACGGGAAAGTATATTGTAAAAGTCGATGCAGATCATACTTTTAATCCATATGAAGATGTATTGAAAAATCATCGTCCAGATTATAAAGAATTCTTTTGTGGTCAGTTAGAAACTGATAATCCTGTAGAGCAGTGGCGTAATGAGGTTGGAGATGCTTGCATTAATGTAAATCAGGATAAAGAAGACTTTAGACAATATCTTCTAACATATAATTCATTTTATCGATACTTAGTTGGTATTTTATATGTAAGGAAAGAAGATTTTGATGCTGTTGGTGGATATAATGAAAGACTTGGAGAATGTTATGCATATGAAGATGATGAAATGTGTCAAAGATTAGAAATCTATGGTCTAAAGAAAAATAAGTATCATGTGAATAGTTATGAATTTATTCATTTGCCACATGGAGATGTTAAAAGAATTGAAAACTTTAAAGGATTTGATGAGCAAAAAGAATATGAACGATTAGTACGTGAAAAAAACCAACAATTTTATTCTGGAGATTTGTTGAAATGGCAAGTTGAATATGCTTTATCCGAAAAACATACTGAATTAAACAAACATATGATTGGTGAAGTTTTAAATTACAAGGTAGATAATAAAACTGAATGGAAAATTAGTAATATTGATGATCAAAATTATTATGCTATAGATGTTACTGAAAGTGAAGAGATTACTTTGAAACATGAAAACTTATCAACACTTCCTACAATTAGATTCATCTCTTTAGAAGAGAGTCAGGATAGGAGAAAAGAATTGGTAAATGTTCTTAAGTCTAATGGCATTAATAGTAAATGCTATCTCTCAAAAAGATTTCATGAGTGTAGTTATAAAGTAACTGGTACATATGCTGACACTTTAAATGATGGTACAAAAGGATGTGCAATATCACACCTTCAAATGATTAAAGATTGGTATGATAATACTGATGAAGACTATGGATTTTTTGCTGAAGATGATTTGAGTCTTGAAACCGTAAAATATTGGGAGTTTACGTGGGAAGATTTCATATTAAATACTCCAGAGGATGCTGATTGTATTCAACTTCTGGCAATTAGAGGTAAATACCCAACCATGCAAATTCGTGAAAGATATTGGGATGATTGGGGAGCAACTGCATATATCGTTACTAGAGACTATGCTGCTAAAATTATCGATACTTATATAAAAGAAAATGAATATCATTTAGAGATTCCTAATTCTTCTGTTCAACCTCTAGTCGAAAATTTACTATTCACTTTGGGTAAAACTTACACCATTCCATTGTTTGTTGAAAATACTAAGTTCCAATCTACATTTGAAGGTAGAGATAATGATGTAGAAGATGGTGGGAAAAATAATCACGTTATTGCTGCCAACAAAGTTCTAGATTGGTGGAAAGCAAAAAATACCCCAGAAGAAAAAACTGAACTGGAAGATCTTATCCATCAGTATTCTATAGATACCGAAAATCCAGAGACTAATTTCAATCTTGCATACTATTATTATGAAAAAGAGCATACTGCACCAGCTCTATCATACTTTTTGAGGTGTGCTGAGAGGGGTAAAGATAGTCATCCAGATCTAGCATATACGGCATTGATTATGGGGTCTTATTGTTATTTCAAACAAGGAACAAGAGATCATAGTGGTAGAGGTATGCTATGGCAAGCACAAATGTTCTTACCAAAACGACCAGAAGCTTATTTCCTTCTTGCTAGATATGCTGAAAAAAATCAATGGTGGCAAGATTGTTATTCAACTGCTGAATTGTGTTTGATGGTATGTGACTTTGATCTAGAAAAACTTCCTATTGATATAGAATATCCTGGAAAGTGGGGAATCATATATGAAAAATCACTTGCATCATGGTGGTGGGGTAAGGAGTCAGAAACAAGACAATTAGTAAGAAAAATTAGAGATGATCATCATCAAGATATTAAATCAAAAGACCACTTTAACGCGATACAAGATACTTTAATCAAGTTAGCTACTGGTTACATATCTGAAGAAGAATTAAAGTATGATAAAAATAGGAATCAAAAATTAAGATTCGAATTTAATGGATGGGAACACGTAGATAGAAATTATTCGCAGGCATTTCAAGATTTATTTGTCCTCTCTGCACTGAATGGTAAAAAGAAAGGACTGTATTTAGAAATAGGTGCTCAGCAACCTTTCTATCAAAACAATACTGCACTACTTGAAACTAAATTTGGATGGGATGGAATTTCTATTGAAATAAGGCAAGATCTTTGTGATCAATTCTTTAGAGAAAGGAATAATAAAATTTTATGTGCAGATGCTTTGACTGTAGACTATGATGAACTTCTCACTAACTTTGGCAAAGGAACTGTATTTGATTATCTTCAAGTTGATTGTGAACCATCTGAAACTACATATCAGATCTTAACTAAAATACCATTTGAAAAATATAAGTTTGCATTAATTACATATGAACATGATGATTATGTAGATCTATCAAATAGATATAAAAAACTATCTAGAGACTATCTCCATTCGAAAGGATATATGATGTTAGTGTCTGATGTATCTTTGAATGAAAATAGTTCATTTGAAGATTGGTGGTATCACCCAAGATTAATTCATCCTTCCATAGTCGAAAACATGCAGAGACTTAACCAAATTACAGACGTTCGTTCTTACATGATTGAGGTATAAAATTATGTTTACAGTCTATTCCAAAACTGGTTGTCCTTACTGTGACAAAATTAAATCTGTTCTAGAATTGACAGAACAAAAATATGTGGTATACTTACTAGGAAGAGAATTTACTGGACAAGAATTTTATAATAAGTTTGGTGAAGGATCTACATTTCCACAGGTCGTTTGTGACGGTAAAAATTTAGGAGGATGCATTGACACAATCAGATTCCTCAGAGAACAAAAAGTCTTCTGAATTGTCACTAAATAAACATAAGTCCCTTGGTGTCAACAGGGGAATTGAACTTATGCTTAATGGAGGTAAAAGAAAGCAGACACAACCATTCCATATTATTTTTGAGAAGTTGGTTTGCTTTCTGAATCGGGAAGTAACCATCTATTTTGAATTTTCGTTTAAAACAAAAAAGAAAAAAAGAGTTTCCCGAGGTAAAAAAAATGTTAGCAGTTAGTCTAGTTTTCGGTTCTTTTTTAACCGTATTGTTTTTAATCGTGGGACTCATAGGAGGTTGGACTGCTAGAGAATATATGATGAACTATCGGGAAGTACCAAGACCTCACCCCGAAATGTTTGATAATCAGGGTAACCTGATTCCTGATGAGGTCATTGCATTTAATTTTGAAAACTATTATGACGACAACCAAACAGAAGAAGACGACAACGACTAATAAGAAAAGCACTCCTGCACCAATCCCAGAACTTGCTGCAAATCCCTTTGCTTTTGAAGTTTTAGAACTGGCATCCAAACAAAGATCAGTTGCAAAAAAAGTGGAAGTGCTTAAAAAGTATAAACATGATTCATTAATTGCAATTTTTCTTTGGAATTATGATACATCTTTAATCTCAGCACTTCCTGAAGGGGATGTACCTTATGCAGGAACAGATGAGCAAGGATCATTTAGTATGACTCTTGGTCAGAAGATTGAAGATGCAGTTAAGAAAATGGAAGAACTTGGTACTAAGTCTTTAGGTTCCCAAGATCAGGGACACTCTTCTATTCGTAGAGAGTACACTAAGTTTTATAATTTCTTAAAAGGTGGTAATGATAGTCTAAGTAATCTTCGTAGAGAAACGATGTTTATTAATATTGTTTCTGGACTTCATCCACTAGAGGCAGAAATTTTACTTCTTTGTAAAGATAAAAAACTTCAAACAAAATATAAAATTGACCGTAAACACATTGCACAGGCATGTCCTGAAATCAAATGGCGTGATGGATTTACTCTATGAATGATAATGTAGCAACTCCCGAAAAGGAAAAGTTAACAGAAGAAAGTACAGTTATGGAATCATGGACACAATCAGAAAAAGAAACATCTAGAAAAAAATATGGATGTGAAATTATGGTTGAAAATGGTTCATGGGAACAGGTTAATACAAAAGATTGTCCGAATGATGCTAGAATTATAAAGTATGAAGTTGATGGTGAAGTCAGATATGATCTGACAAGGAGTCAAAAATCAGTTAGTATTTTTGATATGTATTGGGATAAATTTGGAGAAGGACTTAAGTCTATTGACTTTGGAAATGGAACAATTAATCCTAAACTTTGGGGATATAAAGCACCCGAAACCAAAAAACGAAAGTGATTTGAAAAAAGTCGAGAAAAAATCTCCGTAAAATTTTTGGTTTCTAAAGATTTTATAAAATTGTATTAAATGATACACAACTACTTGACTATATAAGACATAGGGTCTATAATAGACCTACGTTCATCCGAGAGATCGGACGCAAGTAAGTCGCGCAACGGTTCCGTTGATCTTATGTTGTCACTACTAACCATCTTCGCCATGCATGTCCCACCAGCAGATTATCTGACTTGTGAGGATTATGATTGGTTAAAGAAAGGAGTTATGGAGACTGAACTCTTTACTCCTGGGCAAAAGTTTGATCTCATCCTTCGTTGGATGGAGCATACTGATCCACATTGTTTTGATAACAAGGACGCAAACGACTGGAGGAACGGGAAATTAAATTCACCCTAGTATTTCAGGAGACTAACAATGAACACACTTCTCATGATCAAGAAGCAGATTAAAAAAGCATCTGCACTTCACGACGCTCAAATCTTACACACTGCATATCGTGGTGTTGAGTATAATGTATGTGGTCATGAGCCACATGAGTCTCACGGTACATTCTGTTATCGTGGTCATACTTATAACAAGTGAATTACTTGTAAAACGTTTAGGAGGGGAAACCCTCCTTTTTTAGTAGGTATAAACTCGTAGGCATAAATTTTTATTGCTAAACTGTGTTAATTTACACACAAATGATCTATATAGTGATAGAATTAAGGAGTTCAATTATGACCTGAGATCAAACTCTTTCGTCATTTTTGTAATTTGACCAACCGCATGGAGGTGAGATGCATGATATCTTATCTCGCAATCAATTAGCAGAATGGAGACATTTTGAGTGTACATTAGACCGATGCAATGAGGAGCTAGATCTGGTAAACGACTATTTCCACTGCTTGATTGAATGCGATGATGACCAGGCAACATGTAAACGTATTTGCCGCAACATTCTTAGTTAGTACTAAAATATAAAAGTAGAGGGGATTGATCACCCCTCTTTTTTATGGTATAATGCAGTGAAACAATAATCACATATGGATAAAGAACGACTCAAACTTATTGTTCGCAATCTTGAATTGCTTGTTGATGGTTTAAAAGCAGAAATTTATTCTGATGTTGATGCCTATAAAAGTCCTGTAGTCAAATCTAGACTTCCGGATTATGATGAAGTTTTTGAGGATGATGATGACTGACACAAGTAGAACGAAAAAACTTGTAAAGTTACTTGAAAGGTTAATTAAACAAGAACATCTTTATGATGAAGAACGTATCAAAGAGATGAAAATAGAATTACGTGCGATTAAAGAACAAATTGCAGAAGTAGAAAAACAAAATTCAAAAGGATTTGGAAAATGAATGTACGATTGATTAGTGTGACTCCCGATGCGGAGAAGACAATGGGTTATGTTGCTCGTGTAAGCAATCCTTCCAATCAAGAGAATCCTAAGGTTGCAGGACTTCTCAAATATTGTGTGAAGCATCAGCACTGGTCTGTCTTTGAGCAGGCATTTATGACTCTGGAGATTGAGACCACTCGTGGTCTGGCGGCTCAAATTTTGCGTCACCGTAGTTTCACATATCAAGAGTTTTCCCAACGATATGCTGATTCTTCACTTCTTGGTGATAAGATCCCTCTACCTGAACTGCGTCGGCAAGACACCAAAAATCGTCAGAATTCTATTGATGATATTGACCCGTTTACGATTCAGAAGTATCAAATGTTGATGCAGGATCACTTTAAGGATGCAATGGACTTGTATCAAAAAATGCTTGATGAGGGAATTGCAAAGGAATGTGCTCGCTTTGTGCTTCCTCTTGCTACTCCTACCAGACTCTATATGTCGGGATCATGTAGGTCATGGATCCATTATATAACTCTGAGGTCTGCAAACGGAACTCAGAAGGAACACATGGACATCGCAGAAGCATGTAAGAAGATCTTTGTGGAGCAGTTTCCGACAGTGGCAGAAGCCCTGGAGTGGGTCTAAATATTTTTATATCATTAGGAGGTGATAGTTTTGGCAACATATCCTGTAGTCCATAAAGAAACTGGTGAACAGAAAGAGGTGGTTTTAAGTGTTCACGAGTGGGATCAATGGAAAGAAGACAATCCCGATTGGCAACGAGATTGGTCTGACCCTTCAACATGTCCTCAACCAGGAGAAGTTGGAGAGTGGAGAGACAAACTCGTAGCAAAAAATCCTGGTTGGAATGAAGTCCTTGATAAGGCAAGTAAAGCACCAAAATCAAAAGTAAGAAAAATCTAGTATGGCAAGAAGAAAGAGAGCATCTGCAGAGCAACCAATTGGGGTTGGACTCACGGCAAAGCAGATGAAGAGGAAAAAACCTCTAAGTTCAGAGTATCTGGTTGAGATTGATCCACTTACAGACAATCAAAAAAGATTGTTTAATTCATATGAAGAACAAAAACACTTAGTCGCTTATGGATGTGCAGGAACGGGTAAAACTTTTATCACTCTTTATAATGCTCTTAGAGATGTTTTGAGTGAATATACACCCTACGAGAGAATTTACCTTGTTAGGTCTCTAGTCGCAACTAGAGAGATTGGTTTTCTTCCTGGTTCTCATGAAGACAAAGCAGATATTTACCAGATTCCTTATAAGAATATGGTAAAGTATATGTTTCAGATGCCAAGCGATGCAGATTTTGAGATGCTCTACGGTAATCTGAAAGCACAAGAAACAATTAAGTTTTGGAGCACTTCTTTCCTTCGTGGAACAACTCTTGATAATGCAATTATTATTGTTGACGAGTTTCAGAATCTCAACTTCCATGAATTAGATTCTATTATCACTCGTGTTGGTGAGAATACTAAAATTTGTTTCTGTGGTGATGCACGTCAATCAGATTTGAATAAGTCCAATGAAAGAAATGGTATCGTTGACTTTATGAGTATCTTGCGTAAAATGCCATCATTTGATATAATTGAATTTGATGTTGATGATATTGTTCGTTCAGGTCTTGTCAAAGAATACATTACAGCAAAAATGGAAGCAGGTTTTTAATGTTTAATCATGTTGATATTAGTCTTCCTCAACTTGAGAGGGAGACGATTGATGGAGTAAGGTATTACTCCGTTCCTGATGAAGAAGAACTTCTCCGACTGGTCTCCATTACTTCGGTGACCAGTCATTTTAATAAAGAAATTTTTGTTAATTGGAGAAAGAAAGTAGGAGACGAGGAAGCAGATCGTATCACAAAGGCGGCAACAAGTCGTGGTACTGACATGCACACTCTCACAGAGCACTTTTTGAAAAACGAAGAGTTGCCAAAAGTTCAACCAATTTCAGATTTTTTATTTAAGATCTCTAAACAAACTCTCAAAAATATAAATAATATTCATGCCCTTGAAGGTTCCCTATATAGTAAGCAGTTAGGAATTGCTGGAACCGTCGATTGTATTGCAGAATATGATGGTGAACTAGCAATAATTGACTTTAAGACCTCTAAAAAACCAAAACCACGAGAGTGGATCGATCACTATTTTGTACAGTGCATGGCATATGGTTGTATGCTGTACGAACTGACTGGTATTTCAGTCAAAAAACTTGTAATTATTATGGCTTGCGAAAATGGAGAATGCGTCGTCTATGAAGAACGAGACAAATCAAAGTACATCAAACTTCTCACCGAATACATTAGAAAGTTTGTTAGAGATAAACTGGAACTATATGGAACCGAATAAAGAACTCGAAAAGGCAATTGAGAAGAAATTTCTCACACCTTCTAAATTTGCATTAGAAATCGAAAAAATTGTTGCCGAAGAACAAATCAATTATATTGATGCCATTGTTCACTATTGCGAAATCAATGAACTTGAGGTAGAATCGGTAACGAAACTTGTATCCAAACCGCTGAAGGAAAAACTGAAGTGGGATGCTACGAGACTTAATTTCATGAAACGAACTTCGAGAGCAAAATTACCATTATGATTTCTCGTGATGAACTAATGCATCATCGTCTTCAGGCTTGGTTACGAGAAAACCAGTCTGAAGATTTGGCATATCTGGGGTATTATGAAGATACTCTTGGTCAACTTAAATATTGGTATAAAATTGCCGATCATGAAGTATCGGTAGATTGTATTGAAGACCTTGAATTGGTAGAAAATGAAAGTGACTCCCTTTGAAACTTATCAACATTATCTTTCACTCAAAAATCATTTTACAAATCCAAAGTATGATTTTTTCAAGTATGGTGCAAAAACCCGTGCTAGTGTAACCTCTTTCAATAAGAGAAAAGACAAGTATTGGTTTGAAAAAACTTCCCGCAAATATTCTGATGAGGAAGTTGTACAATTTTTAGTATCAAATTTTGCCGCTGCCGACAACCCACAAAATCTATGGATTGGAGAAATTATCAATTCTGGCGAAAGGACCTACGCCGATTGGACAAGAAGGAAACAGAGTTTGACTTACTTGTTCAAAGAACAAAGCAACGAATTACTCTCGAACAACGAATTAGAGAATCTATTCGATTGTTCGAAAGGGCACCCAATCCTATTAAAAAAGTATCTTGGTGGAGACGTAAGTCTTGAGACTTTCGTAATCTATGATAAGATATTCTCGTTTAGGAAAAATTTTGATAAGAAACTGTTGGACCCTGTGTGGGAAACCGTCAGTTTGAAAATTCAAAAATATAACCCCTTCCTAAATATTGATGTATTCAAGTTTAAAAAGATTTTAAGGGAAATTGTAAATGAGTGATTTTTTCAAATCCGAAATCATTCAGGAAGAACTGAATGAAATCAATCGTCTTCAAGAAAAAATTTATGGAAGTCTCTTGGCTTTCAGCGCAATGTCCCGTGACGAAAAACTTGAGCAAATTGAAACCCTCACGACCTTGCTAGAAAAGCAACGAGTGATGTATACTAGGTTGTCTCTTTCAGACGATCCCAAAGCGATTGAAATGAAAGAGAGTCTCCGCAAATCAGTTTCCATGATGGGTTTCCCACCAGAGACTGATATGCAAACCTTATTTGATAGTATGAATGCCACAATCAAATCTCTCAAGGAATATATTGACGCCTGAGAGCATCCTTGCTATACTATCCAAGTAAATCACCCGAATCCAACTAATCCGAGGTAATCCAAATGTCTTTTGCTGACCTTAAGAAGCAATCCAAACTGGGCTCTCTGACCGCCAAACTGGTCAAAGAAGTCGAAAAAATGAACAACGCAGGTAGTTCTGGAGATGAGCGTCTCTGGAAACTTGAATGCGATAAGAGTGGCAACGGTTATGCTGTTATCCGTTTCCTGCCTGCACCTAACGGCGAAGATCTTCCCTTCGTCAAACTGTACTCTCACGCCTTCC